GTAACGCAAGCACAAAACGCTATGTTTAAACTGCAAATAGACGCAGAAAAAACTAATAATCAAGCATTAAAGGACCAAGCAGCAAATGCTGTAGATGTATTTAGAGCACAAACGGATAGATTTAAAGTACAAACAGAAGCACAGGAAGTCGGTGCTAAACTTAACGAAAGTGCAGGAAAACAGTTAGGACAACAGCTGGATAACATCAATAAAGAATTAGATAATGAACATAAGGAAATGGAAAATTATGAAAAATTTGAGCAAATTACAAATCCTGCACCAGATACATTAATTGCTATTACAGAAGTATCTGACAACATGGTTAATAAACCTACTGGTAAATCAGCATTAAATAAAATGGTAGATGTAGGACAATCAGCTATGAGGAGAATGACAGATGCGTAAGAAAAAAATTAAAAAACCTTATAAATAAAAGAATTTGTGGTATATTCCGCAATTAGGTACTAGACCGAAATCTAGGAATTACTCATAACGAGGCGCACAGATGCAAACAGATTCAGATGTCGATGAGGCTGAAATAACGCTTGAAGATAATGAGACTGAACAAAGTCAAAATATTGACGAAACTACAGAAGTAGATAGTCAAGAAAATGACGAGTCGGATTCATCACCGAATGAAGAAAAAGTAGTATTTAGCGAGGCACAGCAACGAGTCCTTGATAAACAAATTGGCAAGAAGGTTGGAAAATTACGAGAAGTTGAGCGTGATAACCAAACTTTACGTCAAAGGCTACAGGATGTAGAGGCTCAGCTAAATAAGCCTGTTGATGTAGAAGTGCCGCCTATGCCTGATGCGTTTAGTATGACAGACGCAGAGTATAAGGAAAAGGTAGCACAAAGAGACAAAGCAATAGTGGAGTCTGCGCTACAAAAAAAGGCTGCAGAAGCACAGGAAGAGGCTGCTGCGAAACAACGAGCCGACCGCATTGCAGAAGCACAGCAAGAAGCCGAAGCAAAGCGGAAAGTGTATGAAAACAGAGCTGCAGAATTAGGTGTAGCTTTACCAGAACTGCAACAGGCAGGCCAGACCCTATATAATGCAGGGCTTCATAATGAGGTCGCTGGTTATTTATTAGATGCCGATAATGGGCCTTTAATATCGCAATATCTAGGGCAAAATCCGTTAGAGCTTGATAATGTTATACAAAAGCAAAATCGAAGCATATCGGATGCAATTATTTATATGCACACAGAAATAAGGGCAAAATTGCAGAGCTTGGCTAAATCCAATGTTAATCAAGCACCAGACCCGATTGAAAAACCTGCTGTTAGTGGTAAGCAGAAGAAACAAGGAGGGCCACAAGGTGCTACATTTGAATAAAGGTGATTTAGCATGGCTAATAATTTATCCTCAAACGTCACTCGGAAGGTGGCTAGGGTATTTTTAGATGCGTTTGAAAGTAATCGCGTTCTAACTAAAACCGTAGACACACAACTGCTTAGTGGCAAATTCACACCCGCTAGTGGGTCTAATGTAGACTTTAAGCGACCTCACGATTACAACAGTATCCGAACCGCAGGCGGTGATATTTCGGCTTCTACGAAGTCAGATATTATTTCCGGTAAGGCTACTGGTACGGTACAAAACTACTTTACTGTAGCTACGTCATGGGGAAATGTTGAAGAAGCATTAGAACTAGACCAGTTAGAGCAGATACTTGCACCAATGGCTAGACGTATTGTCACAGACCTAGAGACTGACCTTGGCAGTTACATGATTAAAAACTGTAACTTGCATTATGGCACAGTTGGTACTGTAGTTGATGCATGGTCAGATGTTGCAGGTGCTGGTGCATTAATGGACTCTATTGGTGTACCTACAGATGGTGACCGTTATTATGTAATGAACCCATTTACTACCGCTGGTTTGGCTAGCGCACAAAATGGTCTAAATGCATCAGACGGTCTTGTTAGAACTGCATGGGAAAAGGCGCAAATATCTAGCAATTTTGCTGGATTGTCTGCACTGACTTCTAATGGTCTAGCTGATTATACCTCTGGTACAGCAACAGACAGGGCTGGCACATTGAGTGGTGCTCCTGATGTAACCTATGTCACAGCTAAAGATACTATGACGCAAGTATTGCCAGTAACGGCATTTACAGCGTCAGCTACAGTTAAAGCTGGTGAAATTATACAGGTTACAGGGCGTAACAGACTCAATCTGTCAAGTCGTGGAGCCATCCTAGACGGCACTGCCTCTAACATATTGTTTTCAGGTACTGTTACCGAGGACGTCACACTAGACGGCTCTGGTGCAGGTAACCTAACAATAGCAGGTGCTGGTATCAATGAAACTAATGGACAATACAACACTACAGATAGTGCTATGCAGTCTGGTGATGTTGTAACGCTATTAGGTTCTGGCTCTACTCTTTATCAACCAAACTTGTTTTATCATAAGCAAGCCTTTGGACTTGGTACTGTCAAGCTACCTAAGCTATACAGCACTGATACGATTGCTACTACCTCCGATGGTATGTCCATACGAGTTAGTAAGTATTCTGACGGTGATGCAAATACTCAGAAGATTCGTTTTGACTTGTTGCCAGCTTACGCGACATTCAATCCGTTCTTTGCAGGTCAAGGCTTTGGTGTCTAATAGAATTGGGGGCGAAAGCCCCCGTTCTTTTTCGAGGTTACTATGAAAATATTTATTAAGCCGGATGGCACAGAAATAGAAGTTAGTGAGCAATCAGAAGCGTTCGCAAAAGAGTTAGGTTGGAAAGCGAAAGGCACAGCAAAGAAAAAAGCAGCGAAGAAAAAAGCAGCAGCAAAAAAGGCAAAATAAATGGCTACAGTCGCACAAGTAGGTAAAGCATCATTACAACGAATATTAGTGCAGGCGAGTGAGGCACAATTAGAGCCTGATGAATACGCTGATTTTATGTTTGCATTAAATAATTATATGAATGAGTTAAATGCTCAAGGAATTCAATTAGGCTTTACCGAAGTTAACGATTTAGGTGACGAAGTAACTATACCAGCAGGCGCATTACGTGGTGTTATAGCTAACATGGCTATCGAGGTAGCACCAGATTATGGTGGCGTAGTTACTGATGCATTAGCAAAAGCAGCAAAGGAAGGTCTGCAGACTATGCGCTTAATCGGACAAACAATGGGTAATAGTAAAATGCCATCGACCTTACCTATTGGAAGTGGAAACGAAAGTAACAACAGAGTTAGTGGTGTTTCAGGTCATTTTTATCCTGATAGTGAGGCAACAATACTCGCTGAAACCACAGGCTCTATAGCCCTAGAAACAGGTACAACATAGAGTAATAAAATATGGTCGATAATTCTAATGGTCGTAAAAAAAGTGCGTTTATTGCAAAAACAACTGTTACTGATGGTGCTTTTTTAGATTTTTTTGTTGCGAATACTAATTACAAAATATCGTATGCCAATTTTGTTTCTGGATTAGGTGTTACAGGCACAATTACGACATTAGGTGCAGCTAGTGGTACTCCTATACTTAATGTATCAGGGACTGTTAACCGCATAAGAAATATAGAAAATGGCTCAGGTATTACATCTAGTGTGTCAGCGTCAGAAGGTTGTGAAATTAAACATAATTTTTTGGCAGACGGTACAGGCCACGCCATATTTAAAAATACAACAGCGACACAGCCAACATTTGCATCTTTAGTCGCTGGAAGTGGTATTACATTAACTACAACTAGCAATTACATAACCATTGCAAAAACTGCCGAAACATTAATTGGTGGTATAGCAAGCCTACAAGGTAATTCGACCGCTACTACTATTGCAGGTGCTGGTACAGCAGTTTTAGTAGCAGGTACATGGACAGCAGAAAAAACATCAACGGTCACACCTTCTACTGCTGGTAGACTCACATATACAGGTGGCACGAATATAGATATAAATTTTGATGCAACGGTGTCAATAAAAACAGCATCAGCATCAGGACAGACAGTTTCAGTATATTTAGCGCGAAACGGTACAAAAATAGACGCATCAAGAGTTACAGTCGTTTTAGATAATACGGATAAAAATGTCGCTTTAACATGGACACATACAGCTGCAACTAATGATTATTTCGAGATATTTGTAGCGAACGATACAACTACTGATGATTTAGTAGTTACAAACGCTGTTTTTAAATCTAGTTAAGGTGCAATGTGGCAATAACTCAGCTACCTATAGCAAATGGTTTTTATGTTAGTGATTCGCTACCTATCTCTGCGCAAGAGTGTACTAATTTTTATCCTAATATTGTGCAAGTACCTGCACTTAACCAAGAAACTTTGATAGGTACAGCAGGTTTAAGTCAAGTAGCAACTACAGCGACACCCCTAGATACACAACTAAATCGTGGCGCACACGAAATGAACGGTATACCGTATTTTGTTAACGGTACTAACCTTTACAAATTAACAGAATCGTCAGGCACATATTCGACTACAAACTTAGGGACTATTGCAGGTACTAGCAGAGTTTCTATGGCAGATAATGGCACACAGCTAATGGTTTTAGTGCCTAGTGGTAATGGATATATTTATAATCATGTTACAGATACGTTTGCACAAATAACGGATAGCGATTTTACTGCGAACGGTAACCCACAGCAGGTAGTTTTTATAGATGGGTATTTTTGTTTAACAACAGATACTAAAAAATTCATAGTTAGCTCGTTAAATGACGGATTAAATTATAACGCGCTTGATTTTGGTACAGCGGAGTCTGACCCTGATGAAATAGTTGCACCAGTAGTATTTAAAAATCAATTATTTATAGCTGGAAGTCAAACAATAGAGGCGTTTCAAAATATTGGTGGCGCTGATTTTCCATTTCAGCGTACTGGTTTGTTTTTTAGTAAGGGTATAGCAGCACCGTTTAGTGTTAAACAAATAGGCGATACATTCATATTTATAGGGTCTGGTGAAAATGAATCACCAGCAATATGGGCTTTAAATGGTAATCAATTAACTAAAGTAAGTACGACAGCCATAGATAATCTATTGCATGATTTAACTGAAACACAAGTACAAGCGATTTATTCATGGTCGTATGCGCAAAAAGGGGCTTATTTTGTTGGATTTGCATTACCTTCCTCAACTTTGGTTTACGATACGATTACGCAAAGATGGCATGAAAGAAAATCAACAATCGCAGGTGTTGTAGGGGCGTATCGTGTTAACTCAATGGTACAGGCTTACAACCAAGTATTTTGTGGTGACATAGAAGATGGAAAAATAGGTAAATTAGACCCAAATGTTTACACAGAATATGGCAATACAATACAAAGGCGATTAGTAACACAGCCTTTTCACAACAATATGCAAAGTTTCTATGTGCCGTATTTAGAATTAACAACAGAATCAGGTGTAGGTCTACAAAATGAGCCAGAGCCATTGATAGGTATGGAGCGTAGCGAAGATGGCATGACTTGGAGCCAAATGCGTTATAGAACACTAGGAAAAATCGGTGAACGTAATGCAAGAGCAATATGGCGAAGAAATGGCAGAGCAAGCAGGTTCGAAATGTTTAGATTCACACTTACAGACCCTGTAAAGCCAATTTTAATACAACTAACAGCTAATATAATTGGCGGTACGCAATGAGTTATCAGTTAAATGTAGCGCAGCCTGTCGTAGATGAAGATGGCACTATGGCATCACCATTTCGGCAATTTACACAAGAGGCAGCATTATCTATACCTGTTACTGGTAGCGGCACACCAGAAGGCGTGGTAGAGGCTAGGCAATTTAGCTTGTATTTAGATACATCAGCAGGAGCTGGCGCTATTCAGTACAGAAAAATGATAGCGGAAATAGGTGGTGATAGAAAAAAAGGATGGGTACAAACTGGACAATCTGCACCTAAATTAACAGCATTAAGTTTAACGGCATCTAATACAGAATTTATTATTGTTACCGCTGGCTCTATTACTATTACATTACCAGCAAGCCCATCAAGTGGTGATTATGTAATTGTTAAAGATGGTACAGGTTCTTGTTCAACTAATACATTTACGGTAGATAGAAACGGTAGCAATATAGCATCTGCAGCTAGTGATTTAATTTTTGATAAAGATTTTGCACAAGTGACTATGACGTATATAAATGCAACTATAGGCTGGTCTGTATGATTTATGAAACACAAAATGTAGAAGTTATAAAAGCATTTGTAACACCAGAAATATTTGAAGAAATAGCAGAAGATGGACACAAATACGAAGAGTTTGAACCAAATTTTCGGTTAGGTTATTTAGTACAAAAAATGGAAGATTTTGAAGGGCTTTGGATATTAGAAAGAAGAAATGGCGTAACCTATTGTGTACATCCAGCAATACCAAAGCAATATAGAGGTCGTAAGGCTTACAGAGCTGCAAAAGAGTTTTATTGTTATTTAGTTGAAAATATAGATTTTGAAAAACTAATAGCCGAAACACCTGTTATATATAAAAATGTAAAATTATTTGCTTTGCAAAATGGTTTACAAGTGGAAGGCAAATTAAAACAGTCTTATAGAAAATATGGTCAATTACACGACCAATGGATATTAGGTATAACGAAACCACAGATTGAGGCGATATTATGAGCGGATTTTTTTACGACGACAGTGCACAAAAAGGTGCAATGCGACAAACACAACAAGGTTTGCGAACGCAGCAATTTGAGGGAAAACGAGCGCGTCAAGATATAGCCGACGCATTACCTAGTGAGATGGCTGCAACTACAGCAGGTATTAATAGAGCCTTAGAGATTGGAGCGCAAACAACACCAGAAGAATTCCGAACCTTTAATGAAGGTAATATAAATGCGCAGCAAACCATTATAGATGGTGGAAATGCAGCTGTTGCAGCTCTTAGGGGGCAGCCATTTGATAAACCAATAGTACCTACACAAATGACTTATGACACAAGTTTTGCACAGCAACAGTTACCAAGCTCAATTACAAACCCTAATTATTTAAATGCGATACAAGCAGTTGACCCAATTAATCCATTTTTAGATGACCATTATACGACTGAAATGTTACGCAGACGTAACGAGGAAAAAAGGAGATATTAATGGACCCTATACAGCAAGCGCAGCTACTAGCATTACAAGGGCAAACTATACCTGCTGATTTGCAAAGACAGGTATTTCAGCAAGCAGCCGCTAATAATATGACGTCTGCACAACTAGAGCAGTTGTTTAATATGCCTGCAGGTACAGCTGCGCAAGCTGCACAGCAATTAGGTATTTCTAATCAAATACCACAACAATTAGGTGGTATACCTAGAAATAATTTTGGTAATGATTTAAATAGTGGTGCAGCAGAAGCGGCACAGGCTGGAATGGATGCATTTGCAGCACAAGGCGCAGCACCAACGACAGTACAACCACCAAGCACACCACAATATACGCAAGCACAAATAGATAGCGTAGTTAATGCTTTAAACACAGGACAAACTACACCAGAGCAAGTAGCACAACAATATGGTGTTACAGCAGATGAAGTAAGGGCAAATTTAGCTCGAATAAATATAAATGCATTACCTTCTATAGATAACTACACAGCACAAGACGTTAATACAGTTGTTAACGCAATAAATACAGGTCTGGTTACACCGCAACAAGTTGCTGATAATTATGGCGTTTCATTAGATGAAGTTAATAGAAATGTAAAAAACGCTAATCTAGCCAGTACATTAAGTTTGCCCCAAGCAGATGGTGACTATACACAAGATGAAATAAATCAAGTCACTAAGTTAATACAAGATGGCAAATTAAGTACTGCAGATGCAGCAAATTTTTTCAATGTACCTGAAGCACAAATACAAAATAATTTAGCCGCATTAACTAACAATAATGCAGCTAGCACAACTGTTACAAATGCAGCAGGTGGTGCAGTAAATAATGCAGCAGGCGGCACTGCAAATAACGCAGGTAGTGGCGGTAGCGATGGCGCTACAGTTGGGGCTGGTGGTGGGCTACCTGATAAAAGTGCGTCAGGCACATATAGTGTAGGCGATACTATGCAAGTCGCGAATGCTATAAATTCTGGTCAATTAACAACACAACAAGCATCAGATATATACGGTGTACCAGCTGCTGAAATTCAAGCAAATTTAAAAACAATTAATGCTAATAACCCACAAGCAACAAGCCTTGATGTTGGTGATATGGCTAATCAGGCAGGCCGATTTAACTCTACAGGAATGGCATCAGGTTTAGCAGGTTCAGAAAATATACAAGCAGCAGGTTTAAGTAATGCACTACAAGCTACACAACGAGGCACTAATGTAGGCAGTAATTTAATAGGTTTAGGTGCTACAGATGCTGCTAGTGTCATTGGAAAGCAATATTTTCAAAATCAGGGAATGTTTGACCCTTACAGAGTTGGTGGAGAGTCAGCATTACAAAAACAGCTAGCGTTGAGCGGAGCATTAGGAAAAGAAGCCTTTGATGCTGCGTATCAAGCCTCACCGCAAATGCAATTTTTACAAGATAGAGGTGAAAGGGCTGTAGCTAGAAATGCGGCAGCTATCGGTGGATTAGGTGGCGGTAATGTACAAAGAGAATTGGCAAAATTTAGTCAAGGTTTAGCTAGTCAAGATTTACAAAACCAAATAGGTAATTTACAGGCACTTTCTGGCACTGGAATGGATGCATCTCAACAAGCAGCTACATTAGGCACTAGAGGCGCTGAGAGCATGGCAGACATCTATGGGCAGAGAGCTATAAGACAAGCCGATTTAGCCTCGAGAGGGGCTGACAATGCGGCTAATTACATATTCCGTACTGGTCAACAAATGGGCGCTGATAGAATGACAACTGGCCGAGATATTGCGCGAGCAGCACAAGATACCAGTGCGGCTTTAGCTAGATTACAGCAACAACAAGGTACAGGAATATCACAACTGTACGGTGATATTGGCAGTAATTTACAAGGAATTATGGCAAATGCAGGTGCTACTGCAGCTAATCAAATTAACGCAGCAGCAGCGAATAGAGTAAACGCAGCACAAAATATGGGTGCTAATGCCGCTGCATTAATTGGTGGTGTACCGCAAAGAGGACAAGGATATCTACAGGCAATAGGAGATGCAGCAGGTGGTGTAGGAACGGCAGTAGGTGCTTTAAATGCAATGAGTGATATAAGATTGAAAGAAAATATTACTAAAATTGGTGTAGATAATGGATTTAATATTTACTCGTGGGATTGGAATAAAAAAGGCATTGAGTTAGGTGCTGATAAATATCCAACCATAGGGGTAATTGCACAAGAAGTGCAAGAAATTAGACCAGAAGCAGTAAGTACAGAAAACGGTTATTTGAAAGTCGATTATGCAAAGTTGCATATTCAATAGGAGTTAATAATGGCACTAGATGATAGATTTAAAGGCTCATTATATCAGGGTGTAGAAAAACCTAGCCTTTTAAGCCGTGTAGGTACAGCACTACAAGGTTTCGGTGCTGGCTATCAGGGACGAGGTCAAGAATTCCTAGCTAATTTAGAGCGAAAACGGCAAAGAGAGCAAGATGAGTTAATGCAAGCTAGCATTTCGGATGCTAAAGAAATAAAAAGATTATTAAGAGATAAACGAGATACACCTTATAGACAAGGTATGTATGACAATCCCATAGGTTCTACTGTTCAAGCCTATAATCAAGAAGGTATAAAAGAATCGGTCGATATATTGAATGACAGAATTTCTTTATTGAGACAAAGAGGACAAGACGATTCAGACACTTTTAGGATAAGAGATAGAATATTACAAGGCGATATAAGTGGAGCTGATGCAGAGATAGATAATTTTCTACGCCAAGCTAAAGGTGCTGGATATCAGACAGAAGAATTTATGGAAAATGTTGTTACCTTGCCAGATGGCAGAATGGGGCAAGTAATGGCAAATGGAACAATAAATTATTTAGATAACGAACCATATAGAGCACCAGTAACAGCAGGCTCTGCAGAAGGTAAAATATATCAGGATTATCAAAGCGGTGTTTTTGGTCGTGTTGGCACAGCAGAGGCTATGGCAGCTAGGGATGCCGCTATAGCACAAATACAATATAAAGAACCTATTACATATCAAGACCAATTTGGTGTAACAAGGTTTCTTGATGGGGAAGCATTAGACCCATCAATGAGTACGACTGAGATGCCTACAACGAGTGTACAACCGCCACAACAAACGGCACAAGATTCAGCAAATACAATGCAGTTTAGCCCTGATGGTATGCCTATAGACACTATACAAGCACCAATAGAACCACAAACAACAGAAAGAATAGATTTAGAAAGATTTGTTCCACCAGAAGAGGTAGGGATTGTATTAGACCCTCAATATCCAAATGAGCCTTATAATCAATTTCGTGACAGGGAGCGAGAGCATCAAAAAACAGTAATAGAATATAATCGTACAGAACAACAAAGGGTAGATAGTGTTAGAGCAGAAAATGACATAGCGCGTAAAAATAAAAATAGAGCAATACGCGCTTATTCAGCTGCGGCAAACTTTTTAGCGAATCCTAGAGCACATCAGGTAACTGGCCCAATACAAGGAAAGGAGGGATTTGGATTGTTATCATTCGCAGAAAAAAGTCGTTTAGGTTTTTATCCTGATTATATTGACGCAAAAGCAGATTTTGAAACACTTGCAGATATACTCACTTCTGAAAATTTAGACATGATGAGTGGAGTGCTTAGTGAATCTGATATTAACTTAATTGCTAGAGCACAAGCAGATTTACGTACAAATCAAAGTGACGCAAGAGCTAAGGCAGCGGTAGAAGATATAGTTACAGCTTATAATAACTATTTTGATGAATTAGTAAAAAGAGATGTCATGACATTAGACGAAAGAAATGCGATAGATGCTAATTTAAGACAATTTGAAACGTCAAATGAAAATAGTACTCGAGCAGTTAATGAACGATTTCAATTACAAGTAGATGAGCCACCAACATCAAGGTTAGTAGATTAATAATGGACCCTTTACTAGAACAAGAAATCACTTATTTACAGAATAAGATAGACCAAAACCAAGTGCATACGTTAGGTCCTAACGCACGTTCTGTTATGGAGCAAGGTTTTCGTGATGGTGTTTTGCGAGATAATCGCAATTTTATAAGTCGGTATGTAAACCCTAGATTTACAGAGGATTATCCAGAGGTTGAAAGGGCTGTAAATATGCCTACAGACCCTAGAGAAGCACAAGAATTTATAAATAGATTAGGACAAGATACAAGCGGTTTAAATATACCTGTTTTAGAAAAATATAAAAATGCACAAGTTAAGCAAGATAGATACGGAAATCCAATGGTAGTAACGACAGGCGGTGACCGCAGATATTTAAATGCTAAAGGTTTTAGTCGTGGTGATATACCTCGAGCAATTAGTAAAACAATGGGAGTTGTTGAAGATGTTGCTCCATATTTAGGTGGCGCAGGTTCTGTAAAACTAGGTACACAAGCAGTTACATCTGGAATAGGGCAAGCCTTTACAAAACCTGTGGTAACAACACAGGCAGCAACAGGTGGTAAAGCGATATTAGGTCAAGGAGCTATAGGTTTAGCAGATGAAAGTGCTAATCAAATTAGCAGAGGCTTAGCTGGTGAAGAAATACAATATGAAAGATTAGCAACTACACCAATATTAGCAATGGCTGGTGAAGGTGGTGGTCAAGCATTAGGTAGAGTATTAGCTGCTGGTTGGAGTAAAACTTTTGGAAAACCAATAACTTACAAAATATTAAATGAAGATGGGACATTAACTAAAGAAGCACTAGACGAAATGAGTCAATCAGGAAAAACATTAACAGATATTGATAATGAAGTTTCTGCTCATTTAACTGCAGCAGTACAAAAAGGTGATTTAACAGAAGGTGAGCTGGCTAGGTATCAGCGATTTAGAAGTTTAGGTATAGAACCTACAGTAGCACAAGTAAAACGAGACCCTGTTTTATTTAAACAACAAAATGAATTACTAAGTAATAAAAGAGATAGTGGGCGAGTTGGTGTTAGATTAGCAGAACAAGAACAAGCTATTGAAACAGGATTGCGAAGTCAGATAGATGAAATAGATTTAGGTACGACTAGAGAACCTACAGCAAGGGCAGCTGTCGTAAATAAACAACGAATATATGACACTAAAGTAGATGATTTATATAGAAAAGCGGATGAAATTGCACAAGGTAAAGATGGGTTTGAAATAGGTCGTTTTTATCGTTGGCTAAAAGCAGAAAAAGGAAGTGACACATTAACAGGTGGTCGTGTTACCAGCACTATTGGACAAATAGAAAAACAATTAGATGAAATGGTCGCAAAAGGCCGAACGGCTGGTAAAACTATAGATGAAAAAATACAAAATGCAAACTGGAACGCAGCAGATGTAGAACAATTAAGAAAAACAATGAATTCTTTTTATGACACAGGTGTTAATAATCCTGTAGGTAATGCATGGTTAGGTAATGCTAAAAATGTTTTAGATGATGAAATGTTTAAAGCTGTAGATGACGATATATATAGAGAGGCAAGGACATTATATAGTCAGCATAATCAGGGAATGAAACGTATAAAAGCCGACGAGTATGATGTAGCTGGCAAAAAAAATATTGTAGAGGAATTATTAGCTGATGCGAGGTTAGCAGACGGTGATGCATTTATAAAAAAATTCATAACAAGTAACGTCTATACACGTACTGATTTGCAACAGTTAAGAAGATGGATGAGGACAGGTATAGATAAAGCAGATGGTGCTACAAAGTTTGACCCTAATATTGCAGGGTCAGGTATTGATGGATGGCGAAAAGTACAGAAAGACGTTTTAGAATATATAATGGAAAAAGCGCAACCACCAAGTAATGCTAGAACAGGCGGTAGCATTGATGTTGTTCCATTTAATTCAGCTGCATTAGATAAAGTGTTAGACAAGATAGGAATGGACAAGCTAAAGACTATATTTTCACCTGAACAAGTAAAGTATTTAAGAGATTTAAGAATTGCATTAAAAGATATGAAATCACCTGTAGGCTCAGAACGTAGTCCGTCAGGTGGAGCAGTAAAAGAAGCAGTTGAGTATGCGACACAACAAGGGTTAAATACATTGTCAAGAATGACAAATGTGTTTGGTGGTATAGCGGATAATATAGTTGGAACAATAACAAGTAGATATGCAGATAATGCTGCACTAGACGCTTATGGTGCAATAAACAATACAAGACGAAATAGAGCTGTAGAAGAATTAACTAGCAGAACAACAGGCCTAACAGGTGCTATGGGCGCAGCTGGCACAACACAAACAGTAGGAAGAGACGATGGCTAGATTTGGCGAAGTAGAAGCACAATATTTTGATGATGCAGGTGACCCTTTATCTAGCGGTACAATTACGTTTTACGAATCGGGTACAACCACATTAAAAACTACTTATAGTGATATTAACCAAACTATACCTAATACTAATCCAGTAGTATTAACTGCTGCAGGTAGACAGCCAGCAATATTCTTTTCTGGTACTGCGAAGGCAGTGCTAGCAACAAGCGGTGGCACACAAATCGTATCGGCAGACCCTGTAGGTGAAACATCTGCTAACTTTGGTGATGCTTGGGTAGCAACTAAGATATATGATGCAAATGCCGTAGTAATAGGCAGTGATGGTGTTTATTACCGCTCACTAGCTGCTGGTAACCAAAATAATAATCCTACTTCCACGTCAGGATACTGGACACTACTTTATTCTATAGAATGGAGTACAGGTATAACCTATCAAGAAGGTGCAAACGCTACTTATGACGGTGTTCTGTATCAATCTTTACAAAATAATAATTTAAATAATATACCTAGCGGCGGTAGTGCTTTTTGGTTATCTATAAATATAGGTTGGCAATCTACATTCACCTATGCAGCAAATGCTAATGTAGTAGGCTCTGATGGTGTTTTTTATACATCTATTGCAGGTAGTAATTTAGGTAACGACCCTGTTTCAACATCAGGATATTGGACAGGCACAAGTGCAGCGGCAGCTGCTTCGGCTAGTGCTGCAGCGACGTCAGCTACAAACGCAGCAACGTCAGCCACAAACGCAGCTACATCTGAAACTAATGCGGCTGGCTCTGCAACGGCAGCATCAACAAGTGCTACTAATGCGGCAACATCTGCCACTAATGCTGGTACGTCAGAAACAAATGCAGCGAATAGTGCATCTGCAGCAAGTACATCGGCTAGTAATGCAAGCACATCAGCTAGTAACGCATCAACATCAGCTGGCAATGCTGCGACATCAGAAACCAATGCTAGCAATTCGGCTACGGCAGCAGCTTCATCAGCTACAGCAGCTAGTACATCAGAAAGTAATGCGGCAGCTAGTGCGACAACAGCAAGCACAGCAGCTACTAATGCAGGAACTAGTGAAACTAATGCAGCTACCTCTGCCACTAATGCTAGTAATTCTGCGACAGCTGCAGCGACCTCAGAGACTAATGCAGCTACAAGTGCGACTAATTCCAGTAATTCAGCAACTGCTGCAGCAGGTTCAGCAACGTCAGCCGCTACTTCTGCTACTAATGCAGCTACGTCATTAGATGATTTTCAAGACATTTATCTAGGTAGTCATAGCACAGCACCGACAGTAGATTTAGACGGTGACCCATTAGCGGCTGGTATGCTCTATTACAATACATCATCAAACGATATGTTTGTTTATTCCGGTAGTGCATGGACAGCAGTAGCACCTACAGCTACAAGCATAAATACAGGCCAAATAACAGATTTAGGTACTGGTGTAGCGACAGCATTACAAACTAATGTCGGCACAGATGGTGCATTTGTAACAAAAGCTGGTGATTTAGGTACACCGTCAGCAGCTACATTAACTAATGCAACTGGTTTACCTTTATCAACAGGTGTTACAGGTGTGTTAGGTTTTAGTGGCGGTGGCTCTGGTGCAATAACACCATTACTTAAGGGTGTAAGTTATTCAGCAGTTAATAGAGATTACATAGGTGTTACGGCAGGCAGCATTACGATTACATTGCCATCTAGTCCTACTGCTGGTGATACAGTTTCTGTTAAAGACATGACAGGTGCAGCAGCTACTACTAATTTTACAGTTGCTAGAAACGGCTCTAACATAGCAGGGTCAAATACAGACCTAACTTTTGATAAGAATTGGGCTGAAATAGTTTTAACCTATGTTGATGCAACGGTGGGTTGGAGTGTATGACAAATCTATCAGAGTTACTTCCTGCCGGAGGTGGACAAAATAACGTAGATTTTACGGCTGATTCTACAGGCGTTAATTCAGGAAAACCTTGCATAATAAATAGTGACGGCACTATATCCGAAGTCGCTATGTCAGCATTAAGTAATTATGGATTAGACCAATCATCAAACGCACTGATAGCTGCTGGTAATGTTAGCGGTAATATGGGTCAAATGGTCTATGTTAGAAAAGAGGATAGATATTATTTTTTCTGGGGCTATTCAGCACAAATTAAATATGTCTCATTTACTGTTAATGATGCTGGTTCGTTTGCTATATCAGGAATAGGCACTGGCCCATCTAATTTATACAGCAATAAATACTGTAGTTTCTGTTATGACCATCACACAGGAAGAGGTGCGTATACCTATAATTACCAATACGGTGGATATAGCAGCTCGCAACTTTATTATGGAACGCTAGACTTTAATAACGGAAGTGTAACTTTTGGAAGTGCGAATTCTGGTAATTATTATTCAATAGGCGGTTATTGTTGCTCTGATAATAAAGGCAATATTTTATTCGTCTACGAGCAATATCCTTTTAATTATCCTTATGTATTTTCAGCCGTTTTACCGTCATCTGGTAATCTTAGTAATATTAGTGGTGAAACTAGTTTAGAGTATAATGGTGGGTACTGGCATAACCAGTATCATACAGAATACATACCGCCGGAAGATAAATTTCAAGTTGTACATTCAAATAGCAGCAATGTTGGCAGAACTACTTTTGTTACTTTAACAGGTGCAGGTAGCACACCCTCGCAGGGTAGTGCTCAAAACATTTGGAGTAGTAGTGAACCTACAGGACATTTGCCGTATTTATCGTATGACCCTGTAAGCACTTATATGCTTTTTATTTATATTAATCCTTCTAGCTATCCAGCAGCAGTATTAGGGTATACAAATCAGTCATCTTTTAGCGCACAAGGACAGACAGTAATAGAAAGCACTACAGCGGTCAGCAATAAATGGTCAAGAGATGTAAAAGCTCATGAAAGTGGTAATGTCGCATTTACATACGAAAGAAATACACAAAACATACCTAGCAGAGTAAAAATAGCAACATTCACTTATGGCTCTACCTCTTTTAACTGGCAGGCAGGTCCGTGGAATTTGTATTCAGATGCTACGGCAACAACAGTAAGATTAGGCGCAGGTATAGGAAATGGTAGAATGGCGTATGCCGCCTGCATGGACAATTATCAAACTTCTACAGCGTTTCCAAGTAACAATATGGGTAAAGCTGGATTAATAAAAATGCCAGCAAGCAATAAAGACAGCACTAATCTTTTAGGGCTAGCTGCTGGTGCTATAGGTGCAGGACAAAGCGGTACAGTTAATATTTGGGGTTCGCTCAACGAGGCACAAACAGGTCTAACGGCAGGAAGTGATTATTATGTACAAGGTGATGGAACCATATCAACAGATAGCACATCATCATCAGCAGAATTGATAGGTCAAGCTATATCTGCCACACAAATAAATATTCGGGATTATAACAAGTGACAAATCTTAGTGAACTGTTTCCTGCGGGTGCTGGTAAAGAGGTAGATTTTACAGTCCAGCAAAATAACACAACTACCACTTATGCCGTAACGGTTTCAGGTAGTGATTTTTATATTGATGGCACACAACAGCCAACATTGACACTCACAGAAGGAAGCACATATAAATTTGACCAATCAGATAGTACAAACAGCACACACCCTCTCAGGTTTTCTACTACATCAGACGGAACACATGGCGGTGGAAGCGAGTACACTAGCGGTGTCACTACTAATGGAACGGCAGGTAGTAGCGGTGCATACACGCAAATAGTCGTGCCTGTAGGTGCTCCAACGCTGTATTATTATTGTTCTGCACATAGCGGAATGGGCGGCACGTTAAACATAGTGCAGCCAGCTGATAATATTTCACAAAATGGCAAAGCGGTTGTTTTAAATTCTGACGGTACTGTTACAGGCATTAGAGAATATGAGGTAACAGAGGATTGGCATAACGGTACTGCAATGACAAGTTATGATGTCACTAATGAGGTGCTTGATGTTCAATACAGCAGTTTTATGGGTGTGTTCGGAATATCATGGAAGAAATCAAGCAATTATTATGTAGAGGCGGTATTC